CCGATATGGCCGAGCATTGCGTCATACAATGAGCCATCGCCAAACTCCTGCATGTACTGCATCCAGGCGTCACCATCTTTGAAATGCAAAACACGGCGATCACTGCCAGCGTTTGCACGCTTCCCTGCGCCACGGTATGCGCCTGGCTCGACCTTGTTCAATCCTTCGCTGGCCAATGTTTCATAGGCAGCTTTCAGAACTTCCATGACTTCACCGTCACGCATGAGTGAACCGTCAGCTTTCACATACTGTTTGCGGTCAAGCAGTGGCAGTACCTTGTTTGACCAGTCATCTGCATTGGATGCCTGAATCTTGGCTGCATCATGGCTTTGTGACAGATAGCCATAGGCCAGTTTTCCGACATCACCACCAGCTGCATTGAAGCGTAACCGCAAGGTTTCGATGGTATCCAGCCAAGCCTTTGCCCCAGCCTGTGCGACTTTGTTTCCAGTGCTACCGTCTGCCAGTTTGAACACCTCGCGCACGACATCAGCGGTCATGCCTGGGTTGTCAACGTCCCATATGCGCATGGCGAGGTTACGCAGGATTCCGGTGCCGTCCTTGGATGATGCTGCATCAAGTAATGCGCCGAGCTGGGAGACTGCGCCATCATGCAGTGCGTGAACGTAGTTGTTTGTATTGGCTATGTCTTTGATGAGTGCTTCGGACTGTGTGATGGGCTTTCCTGCGGTGTCCTTCAATGACTGAATGCGTTGATTCGTTTCGTCTGTCTTGATGACTTGCAGTGAAGCCAGCATTTCCTTACGGGCGCCGGTGTTCTGAATATCCTGAACGACTGCTTGCGATGCTTCGCTGACGCGCTGCTCCTGAGACTTAGCAGCCCAGCTTTCAGGGTCTTGCCGTGCAAGTTCGTGCATCTTGTTTGAAATCGCGTTATCAATGGACTTGATCTTCTTGTCAATATTGACCTCGGCTTTATTGACAATCGCCTCAATCACCTTTCTGATACAATCTTCACGCATATGATTTATTTCCTCAAAGTTGTCGGCTATACGCTGGTACTGGTTTCGGTTGTACCGATCACCGGCCTGTTAGTGTTCGGCAATAAAAAGCAGGCATGGGCCTACACAAAAGACTGGCTCAAGGCCATTGCCTGGATAATGCTTGCCGGGGGAATCCTGGCACTGATCATCACCCCGTTTCATTAATCTATTCACCCAAGAAACACTGGACAGCCGCTTCAACAAGCGACTGGTCATTGAGCCCCAGTTCTTCATCGGTTCCGTTCTCAATCTCACGCCGTACCGCCTGCACTTCATCAGCCAATTTTACGCGCGTCCCATCCTCCCTGATTGATACTTCCATGTTTGGATTGTCAGCGACGTAGCGTTCAATGGTTTGGCGCACGACTGTTGGTTCATTGTCTGCGGTTTTAAGCGGGTTGGATTCATCAGCGCGTGTCTGTGATGCACGGGCCTGCTCTGTGGTGCGGATGATTTTGTCTGTCAGGCTACCGGAATTGGGGTCAAATAGACCGCTGTTGCCGATGGCGGATTTGATTTGTTTTGCTGACGTTGCTGCAATTAGTCTATCGCCTGGACTGTCTGTAAACTGAACTATTACCCCATCGTGACCACCATCAATGACACGATCAAGAATTGATGCACTATTCAAGTCATATGCCTGCACAGCGTTGTAATAGTTATCTGCTTTCAAAATCAAAGGATTTTTAATTGAGAGATACACAGGCATGACATTGGCATTACCACCAGCTTTTGATGCATTCATTGCGTAGTCGCTGGCTGAATCTGGATAAGCATTTGGTTTATCAGTGAAAAAGTAAAAGTTTTCACCCTGCTTAAAGTTTTTACCAGTCTGTGCTGAATCAAATTTGTCAAAGTCTGCTGCCGTTCCATGGTAAACAACCAACGGCTTACCCTCTGCATCCACTACCTTGCTATTGCCAAACCAGTTTTTAAAGTTCGGATTGTCCGTCACTTCAGGTTTGGATAACTCAGCGGCAAACTTGGCAACTGGTGTTGTGTCCGCAATATCCCGCTGAATCGTCAAATTCTGCACCATTGCCACATCGACGTTTTCCTGTGGCTCGAAATTCTGCGTTTTAATGGGTGCTGGCTGCGCGTCTTGGGCCGCTGGCTGGACTTCTTCGGTTACAGGTGCGTTTGTGTCTGGCTTTGCATTTTGACGAGCCGTAGCGCGTGAAACAGCTTTCATGGAATGCAGGCCAAGTCCGAATGGAACCAGCGCGGAAACAGTCAGGCCAACAGGGTCAAGCGGGTCATACTGCTTGGCGATGTCCACGTAGTTAGCGCGAGACAATATTTCACTGGTGATTTTCTGCTGGGCCATGTATGAAGCCGGGCCACTGGCAACTGCAAGGCCTGTGGTTTGTGCAACTGTGTTACCGGCAACAGGGATTAATGCTGACAATCCTGTGACAGCACCGGTGACAACCCCGACCTGGGTGCGTGTTGAAAGGTCTACGCCCTGCTGTGCCAGTTGTTCAGACTGCATCATACCTTCAGAGACACCCAGCACGGAAGCGCCGCCAATAGGGCCAGCGACTACCGCGCCTCCAATAGCTTTTGTCAGACCTTTACCGAGATTGAAAAACAGATTTTCAGCCATGGTAGCGGTGGCTGAATCCACGCGCATATCATTGCTGAACTCATAAAGCGGCTTTGACTGCTCTGGCCGAAAGTTTGGCGTGAAGTTTTGAATGTTCTGGTTACGCTGCTGGCGCTGTTCTTCAGTCATGGGTTGCAGCGGGTTCTGAGTCATGCCGAAATCAGCGTAGGCCTGTGCGGATGCACCTAGCACATCTGAGACGTTTCCAACAACTTCGGCAACGCCAGCGGCTACGGCACGCGGTAATGTAGAAAATCCTGACCATTTTGCTTTTAGCTTGGGCGGTTCTAGTGGACGCTCCTGCATGAATTGAATGCTGGTGTCTGTACCTTCCTGATATGCGTCTAGTAATCCCATTTACTGCACCTTAATCATAATTGGTCTGCCTTGGGTATTAGTGACTGGTCGGCCTTGGACCATGACCGCATACCGACCGGGCCCGGCATACATCAATTCCTGTCCTGGCACTGATTGCGCAAAGTCTTTGACGTTCATTATCACCCCACCAACACGAACACGGCCATCCGGCGCTTGCTGTTTCAGCTCGTCAGCGGTTACGTTATTGATGCGTGACGTGAATGTATCCTCGTCCACTCCGGCAGGAATAGGCAGGCGCTTGCCGTTGTGATCAATAATGTCTCCACCGATTGCAAACTGAACTGCTTTCTTCGCAAGGTTTGGTGTGATGCTGCCGCCGTTATCTTTAGCCAGGCTGGATGCAATCAGGTAGGCAGAATCCTTAACAGCCGTTGTGATCTGCTCATTTGGGAATAGTCCGTTAACTTCGCTGGCGATCATGGCCTTGGTGCCGGTTACTTTCGTGTCGTCTTTCATGACAACGCCGTCTTTAAGTGCTTGATCACCAGCCAGGATCAATTCAGAGGTGTAACGGCCTGCGGTTGTTTTTGATGATGCAGTCGCAAACGCAAGCCCCAGCGCACGATTCTGCTTATCAATCTGCTGGGCAATTGCCCCGGCCATACGTGGGCCGACAGTTGACGATAATGTTGCAATGGCTTGCGAACGCTCCTTTACTGGCAATACTTCAAGCATAGCGCGTACCTGGCTTGCTTCGTCGCTATCCAGCGGTGAGACTGGCTTATTCCCAGCCCATGCGCTGACTACTTCAGCATCTTTTACACGATTGGCGATACTGGCCTGAAGTGCTGCGGGTGAAGATGTGTCCAGTGGTTCAATGCCGGTAATCACACCGCGCTCAAGCCCGGCACGAATACCATTGTTTTTAAGGTCTGATTCACTGGCGGCATATACCTTGCTGATCTGTTCGCGGCGCTTGTCCAACTCTGGCGTGCGGCCAGTCTTGGCGATCTGTGCATCAATCTGAGCAAGCATTTGTTTCTGTGCTGGGATAGGCTGCGCAGCTAGGCCGCCAGTTTCTTGAGCCTGCTTTGTCAGTGCGACCACGCCTTGCTGATATGGAGTGCCGGCGGTTTGTTGCATGACCTGGTTGACGTAGTCGCTCGACAGGATTGTTCCCTTGTCCGCAAGCGATTGGAATGTGTTGTAAGTAGCCTCCGCTTTGTTCAGGTAGCGTTCCTGTTCACGCTGTGAACGCTGTGATGCGGCTTCCTGACGCTGAATCAATGATGTTTTGTAACCGTCCAGTTTTGCAATCAGGGTATTGCGGCGGGTCGAGTCCAGTTTGTCTGCATACGCGCCCTGGGTGATCTCTTTGGAAAGCTGGTTGATACCGTTGACATCATTGCGCACAGCCATTGCCTGCTGGTTCAAGTGGGCATCCCAGGTATTGTCCATCCAGTCTTGCTTACGCTTTGACCAGTCCGCGCCGTAAGCCTGCTGGCCAACTTCATCCATGGCATGCGCGCGTTCCATGATTTGCGTCATATTGGCGCCAGGCAGCCCGGCCGCTTTGCCGAGAGTGTCAAACATCTGGTTTGTAGTGGCTTGGAGTTCGCCCTTTTGCGCTTTCTGTGCCAGGCCGTAAATAGACTGCTGACCCTTGAAGTTGAGGCGTTTGACTGCGCGGCTCATGTTTTCCGCGTCTACGGGATCCAAACCATTAAAGTCAGGCTGTATTTTTTCAATGGCTTTCCCGTAGGCCGTGAGTGCATCGGTGTATTTCAACTGGCCAGTGTCTACTTGCTCGGTGATGCTTTTGGTAACCGCATCCGTCTGCATTTCATAGTCAAGCACCGTATTAGCGGCTTTTGCTTTTTTAAGCGCGGCCTGCTGCTTGTTTTCTTCATTAAGCGCACTCTGTATAAGCTGGTCGCGCTCTGCGTTCACTTGAGCCTGTTGTTGGCGTTCATCCCCCAAAGCAGCCCCGGCCACCCGCATGATGGTGTTACCTGCCTGTTCAAGGCCATTACCACCGAAACCGCGAGGGGTGACACGCGCAGCAGACGAACCCTGAGCGACCATGTTGCCAAAATTACCGACTGGAATTTGTGCCATTGCTTACCCTTTCTTGCCTAAGTACCATCCTTGTGCCACGGTTCCGGCAGCAGATAACACGGTGTTTTTTTTCACGTTGCTGGCTGCATTGCGCATTGAAGCTGCTTCTGTGTACCCTGACTGTGCTGCACGCTGTCCGGTCAGAATCGTTGCAAACGCATCCTGCTCGCTTTGCTGGATAATCTGGTCTTGTAGTTCAAGCGGCGTGCCTTCCCCGAGCTTAACGCCTGACGCTGCAAGCTGCGCTTTTGTCTCACCTACTTGGCGACGACCAGCTTTGCGTATTTTCTCGGCCTGTGTCATAGCATCTGCATACTGTGTAGCAGCATTGATTTCTGACTGTTTGGCCTGCTCTTTGTAGTAATCTGCTTGTTGCTGGCCTTGGCTAATTTGGCCTAGTACGCTGAGCCCTGTACCGACTGCAAGTAGTGCTGACATCCCCATAAAAGTACCTTTCAATCAATAATTAATACTGGGCCCAAGTAGCGTGCGCCGAGCTTTTCATACAGACCTTGTGTGCGTTCAAGGTTTATCCCTGTGCTGATGCTCAACAGTGAAAACTTAGCCTGGCGTTCTTTTGCCCATTTCTTGTAGTGGTCAATCATTTCTGCTGCTATGGCTGTGCCCCGATGTTCAGGCAGGATGAATATGCAAATATCCGTCGCTAGCTTTTCGTATGAGTACCATTCTTGAAACACCATGGCAGCCATGCCGCCGATAATCTCGCCATCTTTTTCAGCAACAATCAGCATGCCGTCATTGTTTGCTAATAATGACTTGAGCAAAAAAAGGACTTTCAAGCCGGAATAACTGAGGCGGCTATATTGTTCAGATTCAGCGTGGAACTTCTGGCCAATCTGCACCAGTGCTGGCAAGTCTTTGGGTTCAGCGTTTCTTATCATGTGCTTATCCGTTATTAACTGTGATTGATCTGATAATTGCCAGGACGTAAAAAGGAAGCGGGGCATCTTGGGAAATAACCTTTTCAGAGTTCCCCTTCTCCCAGCCGGTGGTTGAAATTGAAACGTCACCAGTGAATAGTTCTGGTGGCATGTCCAGTTGATCTTCGCTGTAACTGCGACCAGGGGCTACCTGCGCACCGTCAACAGTGGCCCCAATTGTGTTGTACAAGCGCAAGGTAATTTCATTGGTACTCATGAGGGCTGCTTGGCTAGTACCTTCGCCAGTGCCTATTTCTGGCCGTAAAGGAATAATGACCGGAGCAAAGAACAGGCCTGCCAGTACACGATGGGCAGCGCGTGGTAATGTGATCTCCCCACCATCAACCGTGAATTCCCCCATGTCCACGCCATCAGCGACAACACGTATTTCTCGGCCTTCCAAGTGGTCTAGTCCATCCCATACGGATTTTCCTGGATCACTGTCCTGTGAGATTGCACAATCAAGCTGAAAACCCCATGAATATGCAGGGTCTTGTGGGGGAAACTCGTCAGGGTCTGGATCAGATGTACCGTAAATTGGATACCACTCAGGCTGTAATCGCTCGATGTATCGTTTGATAGTTCCGTCACCCAGCTTGCGGCGTACGGTCATCCATACTTGCTCTGTGTCACCGGCTGGCATACTTGCAATGGATTCGACTGCCCCATCAGTTACTTGTCTGCACCAAGCAATGATGTCGAGATCACGGTCAAAGGTCACGGAGCAGAACTTGCCGTTTTCAAGCGCAACCCAAACAATTTGATCAGGTTCCTGTTGCTGGGCCATGCTGAATATACCCGCTTGGGTAAGATGCTCACCCAGGGTTGTGATATCCGGCGTTTTATAACCGTCTTCATCGTACTGATAGCCTATTGCACGTAGTTTCTTCCCTGCACGCTGAACAAACAAAATTTCCTTGCCGACTGCTACAGGTTTCACACGGCGGGAACCGCGCCCTGTTTCAGATGGTAACCGCACGTTTGTGGGCGTGATTGGCTTTTCAACACCGCCACGGACAGAGAATTCACCGCCATCAGTTAGGGCTACCAGGTCACGCAATGACACCAGGTAATTGATAGGGCCGACTTTGTTTTGCGAAGTGTCGATTGTGAACAGGTATGAATCATCGTCTGCTGTCCCTTTTGTGTAGTCCAAAGGTTCACCGCTGCGAGAGCCTACAACTGTTTGTGGGTTACGCACTGTACCGCCTACTGCAAGGCGTTGCTGGTGCATGATTCCGGTTTGCGGATAGCCGAACAATGCCGACCAGATAGAGGATTCAAGTGTCCAGGATAAGGCGGGCGCGGCTGTTGTCGATGAAAGCGCAGATTTAATAACCCCTGATACAACTGTACTGGACGAAAAACTGACAATTTTGACAAGCCCACCATTCACACGAACATAACTTCCAACATTGCCAGTCCTCCAACCGGCAGCACTTAACGTCAACGTAACAGTGGCCCCTACAGGACTTGCAAGATTAGGGGTTAAAGCGGCCTGTGGGCTTGCGTCTAAATTCCACTCACCACCAGGAATGGAGGTTGAATCAAATATGATCTTTACTTCACCAGTCACGTTTTGTGAATCAGTAAAAGCAGTAATGACAAATATGCCTGACTTGTGAAGTATTGCCCGGCCTACGTCAGAAGCCAAAAAAGTGGCAGAACTAGCCGCCATAGTTCTACCAATGCCGACGCTATTAGAATTTAGCGTTAAATTTGCTGGCGGGTACTCTCCGACCTCCTGGAATGGTTCTGCAGTAAATGGGGCTGGGGAACAGTCCCAACGATTATCAGCAAACGTGCGCAAGCGTTGAATCGGCACGTTCTTGTGAAACAGGTACATGGTGTCTTCGCCTTGGCAATAGTCCATGTCCTGCACTTGGGTGATACTGTACGGCGTGGTAATTTCATAAGGTGAACCGCCATTCATCACAGGTGTACCGTCCATTTTATAAACACGCATGACGGTATCTGCAAATTCCAGCATGTAGGATTTATCGCGGTTGATGGTGTACGGCACCAGGCGTGACTTCTTGGTACTGTCTTTCACTTCATGCAGGTATTCAGTGCCTGGCCGCTTCTGTGCCCCGCCAAGTGTGCGAGATATGACATTCTCAAGCTGTGAGGCTGCGTTAGGGTAGCGCGCAATATCAACGCGCCCGTAAGCCTGTGGTGACAGCTCACCGGCGCTGAAATTGGTCTGTATGGTCTTGACTTTAGGCATGCTGTTTACCTGACCCGATTTGAAAGCAATGCAAAGTCGCCGAGGGTTTCTGGTGGATTTTCCTGACCATCAACAGCGCGGGCAGATTTAAGGACGTTCTGCACGATCTGCTGCACCAACTGTTCTTTGCTGGTTGATTTGGTGATCGAGTAAGCGATACTGGCCTTCATGACCTCTTTCATGGCATCAATCAGCAGCGCATCCCAAGTGGCCTCGTCTGAGTTTCGATAGATGTAGCGCAGATAACACACATTGGTATTCATCAGCAGTTTGCGGCCTTCAAGGACATATTCATCTTCCTGGCCATTAAGTCCAACGCTTAATACGCGCAAATAGTCTGAAGGGAGGTCGAATTGATACTGCCAATCAAAAGCTGGGGCGTTGGTATCGGGAGACAGCACAATGCGTTTAACAGCACAGTTCCAAGGATGCGCGCGCAGTACCGCATCACGCTTTAGCCCGTATAGGTTAGAAACTGCACGCGTCCGGTCATTGTTATCATCAAAACTTGAGATTGGCTTATCACCAAGTTCTATCAATGCAGCCGAGCAAATTGAAACAGCACTTGTCATTTTTTCAGTCCATCCAAATTAAAAAACCCGGCCCAATTAAGGACCGGGCGAGCCCCGTGACAAATTCACGGCAGGAGGATTGCGGTTAGGAAGGAATCAACACAGACACTTCAATGCGAATCTGCGCGTTTGCACCAGGAGTGCCACCGTTCAGCGTTGCATAGATATAGCTGTCTTCAGTTGTGATGTACTCGACACCATCCTTGACCAGGGCGCCGTTGTTTGCGATAGCACGTACAGCAGCGGTGGCCACGTCAACAGCAGCAGCAATACCGTCAGCATCAATCGCAGTACCGTCGCTGGCTTTACGCAAGCCGACATCGCAAGTGATTGAAGTGCCCATATCCGCGCAGCAGATGAAGCTGTCGCATAGAATGCGGGAACCTTTCGGTACTTTGATTGGGCTGGCGATGGTGTCGCCGTTTGCCCATGTCACAGTGTCAGGGCTTGTAATCACATAAACCACTTTCTTACCAAACCCCATTTTTGGCGCCAGATTCTTGGTGCCAGCGGCTACGATTGCAGCCTGTTTCGATACGATTTCAGCCATTTCATTTCTCCTTGACTGGTTTAGTGAGTAAGGGCCGAAGCCCTCACTTGCTCAATTACTGGAATGCGATTTCAACTACCTTGTTTTCGTCCTGGCGACCTGCACCGTAAGACGCACCCATGGACACTTGGTACAAGTCTTTTTTGTCACCACGGCGGGTCACGTTGCCTTCTTCATAACCTTTACCGAAGTGAACACCAGACTTGGCCCAGGCATAGGCGTAGTAGGTAGATGAAGAGAATGTAAGGCCTTGGTATGGAATCCACTGGAAGCCCATCCATTTACCGGACAGCGCACCTGATTGCAGCATCTGTACGGCCATGTAATCAGCACTTGTCAGGGTTGTATCGCTCAGAATGTCTTGCAACACCTGGTCGTTGTACAAGATAAACAGTTCTTCGCCTGCTTCCTCGTCAGCTTCGTTTGCACGGAAGATTGATTTAGCCTGAATCAGCTTGGCTTTTGTGAAGCCTGTAGAGCCGTGGGCAATCTTCTGTGATGCTGGCAAGCTGTTGCTGGTTGCGCCGTCTTTGCTGCTGATAGTGCCGCCCAAAGCTGCATAGATGACTTGGTCAATCTTGCGGTTTTTGGCTTTCATCAGCGCGGACATGTAGTCGCCACCAGTGACAGGATTCACGATCATTTTTGGAATGTCGTTTCGGTCCAGTGGCAAGGCTTTGTAAAAGTCCTTCATCACTGCCAAACGGTTGCTGTGTGCTGGATCACCCCAATCAGTGTCACCGTGACGGATGGTGTTTTCATCCATTTCAATGGCGCCCATATTGTTGATGGTGAAACCATCACCAGTGATAGTGCCACGGTCATATACGGCTTTCATTAAACGGGATTCGTTTTGTTGGGCAGCATGACGGATGCTGTTGTCCCACTGCTGCACGAATGCGGCGGTAATTGTTTGAGAGCACAAGATCATGCCGTTTTTGTGCATGTGCAAGAACAGTGCTTTATTTACGCGTGCAGCAATTTCCCATGCAAAAGAAACTACTACTGCGAGCATGGCAGCGAATGCCAGTCGAATTTTCTTCATTTTGAAACTCCTTGAAAGTTGAGATTTATCAATCAGCCTTCAGGGTGTCCGGGCATCCGGGCCTGCTACGTTCATGAAGCTGGCTTACTGCTTCAATGCTGCGAGCTTGCAGGGTATCCACGCGCTAATGTGGGCCTGTGTTGCTACGCATTTTGTGTTAGGTCGTCGGTCAGTTTCCTGACTAAAAGAAAAAGCCGCACAGTGGCGGCTTGGGGTGAACTGGTAAGGATTACTTGTTAGTTGCTACATCAGCGGCACGTTACCCGCTTTTTCCTGCTGCTTGGATAAGCGCGCATAGTATTCAGTGACTTGCTTGCTTACCTTGGCATGTTCTGCGTGTTTAGGGTTCATGTACGCTTCGCTGGCCATCAGTTCATCAATGCTTTGTCCGCTAGTGAGGGCTGAATCAGGATTGATAGGTTTATCCTCGCCCATTTCTGCACCAATCTTGGCCAGACCTTGAATCAGTTTTGGGTCATTGCCGTAAGTGTTGATGATGTACTCAGCGTCATTGCCGAAGAATCCCTGCGCAGCTTTGAATGCAGACTGAACGCCAGCGGTGTATTCAGCGTCAGTTTTCCAAGTCTCTTTCAGTGCTGCGGTGCAATCTTCAGCATTCAACTGCTGCACACCGCCCGCCAACTGCGGAATTGCTGCCAGATACTTACCGATTGCGACATCAACTTGTTTTTGTGACATGCCAGCTGCATGCGCATCCTTAAGGAACTCTTGCATGAGTGGATCTTCTTTCAGGTCACCCAGCGCATCTTTGAGTTCATCCGGTACGTTCACGACATATTCATCGGCAGACTTCGGCGGGGCATCACCAGAGCCCATGCGCTTGGCTAACTGGTTGTAGCCTTCGGCCTGCTTGAGTGCTGATGCCTCCCAATCGACTGAACCGTCTTCTTTCTTGACTAGGTACTTTTCCTGGACTTGCGGCGCTTGCGCTGATTCACCCGCTGCACCCGCGAGGACGCTTTTATCCCCTGTGCCGCCTTCAGCACTTGAATCTGACTGTCCAGCTTGTTGCTGGCCGCCAGCATCTGCACCTGATGCAGCGCCGCCATCCCCTTGGCCGTCCGCTTGCGCTCCCGCCGCGCCGCCGCCAGCCGTGCCATCATCCGCTTGAGCCATGTAAACATGATGTAATAGTCCTTTCAAAAGCCAGTTCATGATTGTGTTTCTCCTTGTGGGTCAGTGTCGTCATCCACGCCGTTTGCGCGGTTGATCTGTGAAATGATGTAATTCAGAACTTCCTGACGCCCGATGAACTGCTGGGTATCAAGAACGCGATTGATGCCGTCTACACCGCTGGTTTTTGGTGTGCGGTTGAATCGCTGGATTAGGTCTTCAAGAATACGCGCTCCGGTCTTGTTGACTTCGAAGTGATCTGCGTATTCTTGGGGGCTAGGTCGTTGTGGGGTCATTTATTTATTAACTAGCATAAAACAATTGGGCTTCTGGAACGGCAACGCTGGCCCATCAAGCGCTCACCACGACGACCAAAGTGGATATATGAACTGCCAGAAGTCTCGATCAAATCCTCTGCGCCTATATACAAATTGTTCGTTGAGAAAGTCAAAGCCATTGGACTTGCTGAGTTCAGGAAAGACTGAGGGATGGCTAATGGAGCATCGCCAGAACGCCTGATAATCAATCTAGCATTACTTGCATCAATGTATTGCATTTGCGCTCTTAAAACACCACCAGAAGACCCCACCCCTGGGATGACGATATGCGTATTGTTGTGCTCACGTTTAAATGGAGCCGTGCTTGCATTTAAAATGGTCGTGGCTGGTGTTGTGCCAGATGCCGCGTTAACAGTGATTGAACCGGTGCCGCTATTCACCACTACGGTGTTAGAAGGAATTTCAATAAGCCCACTACCTTGTGCCGGGGTCACACAAAATTCAGCATCAATAAATCCGGCATTTCCAAACAAGCCTCGACGCATGGCTCCGTTTAAAATATTGGTAATGCGTGGGTTGTAAATTGGGTTTTGTGCGGAATAGCTAGTCAAATAATCGCCACTTGTCACGCTTGGCGTGATGGTCTTCATGATCCAATTTTTAATGTGAGGGATTAAAGCAGTTACCGTATTAAAAACTGACTGAGCAGCGGCCAGAACGTTTGTTTCTTCAGCCCAGGCGCCACCTAATCCAATATCGTTATAGAAATATCCCCACACGCCATTCGTGCACATTTTTGCAAGCTTGGCACGGCCGCCATACTTGCTAATGTCAGTGATGTCTGAACCCTTCTCTGTTTGCATGCCAAGGTTAGCAATGCCATAGTGATAACCAAGAATGTTTGCTGTTTCACCGTTCAGCCCGTAGATATCAAGCCCGGTGTCATAGTTTGAAGTTGAGCCGTCATCTTGACCATGCTCTTTACTGTCGCCTGGAACCGCAAAGGTTGGGTTTGTGGTTTCGGTGTATAGATTGAAAAAACGAATCCCAACTTGACCCGTAGTGCCGCCTGGTAATGTTGTAGTGGGGTCAACAGTGTCAACTGCATCTAGCCATGCTTGCCAGTTAGCTGGAGTTACTGAACTTCCGTTTGTATTGCGCACAAACACATCATTTGACTTGTTTTGTGCGTTGTAAGACATGAATTGATTGACGCCAAAAGTGCCCCCGCCATTATCATTGTGCGCTGTCTGTACTCCAGCAAGTTTGTATCTAACAGCAGAACCGGGCGGCAAGTATTTGCCATTAATATCAAACTCAAGCGTAAGAACATCTCCATAAGAGCATCTGCCAATGCGAGGGTTACCGTTGACCATATTTGCAGCAGTTAATACCGCATAATCTTTATCCAAGGTATCAACTACAACCCCAGGATAAGAAACGCCATTAACGATTACTGCTGCTTTGAAATCACCGAAACCATTGGTAAATCCGTTATTGATGGCGCGCATGTTTTCACCAACGCCGTGAATCAATGCAACGGTTGCTCTTATCTTTCCATTTGCCCCATTGACAAGAATATTCTCACAATCACCGAAAAGATAATTAAAAGTCCCTGCCACTTTTGGAAGATTTGATTTACCGGTCGCTGGCCCCCAATGCTTGCGAACTGTTCGAGAACCAAATAAATTTTCTAGGATAGGCCCTACCTCCCATCCATCATCTGTTAACGTTGCTGGATAAGTCATGTCATCACCTCACTATGCGACCATTTTTTGCGCCACTGCTGGCGCTGCTTTTGAAATAACTTCTTGTTCGAGCTGATTTTGCTGGGCCTGCTCTTGTGCTTGCTGGCGCTGGTCACGCTTGGCCTGGATATCGTCATCGCTCGGAACCACGGCATTTGGTACGCCCAATGCTTTAGCGCGTACTTTCTGCGCGGCATCAAAGTCAATGGTGTCTAGGACATTGGGATAAACCTGCGAAGTAGCCACTGCGCCAGCAACGTATTGATCAATAGCGTTGACTTCTTCCAGGCGCTGAGCCCGGGCCAATGAACCGATGAATTTAACGCTGTAATCGCGCAGGGATTCAGGCGCTTGACCAAGTGCACCGGCGCGGTATGCAATGCCAAAACAGCGAACGATAAGCGGGGTCAGGTATTCGGCCTGCAAGCGACCATAGATCGGGCCGAGTAATTGACGGATAAGCTGAACGCGCTGGATGACTTCAGTCGCTGTCATTGCCGGGCCGTCTTGCGGCTGCAACTGGTCAGCCATCATGGTCTTGCGGATGCTTGCCTGTAGACGTTCTTCACTTGTGAAACCGACATTGAAGTCAGCGCCAGACATCAGCGGTTTCATGCTGTCCACTGAGCTAGCGACAATGATCTTACGGGGGCCAACCTTGACACTGCGAGGATTCAATACCCCGTCATCTTCAGCAATCCACATGCCGGAGATAGCCAGGTCAAGCGCGGTCAGTTCAAGTGCTTTAACGTCATTGACTGAGCGAATGGCGCCCAAGGCTTGGGATACTGGGCCTGTGGCGTATGGTGTGCCAGGTACAAGCATCCAGCGCGGGACGATACAAGGGAATTCGTGATAACCAGATTCCTTGAGCAGATGTTGCTTACTGATCTCGATGTGAACAGAAGCAAACGGAAGATTGCGGGACATGCGCGCACCGACTGCGTGAATCTGCCGCGGATAGATTGCATGTAACACTTCGACTTTGTCGTCGTACTTCTCGTTGTTGTAAGCGTCACGGGTCTGCTGTGAAACATTGTCCGGGCCGTACATACTCACCACTTGCTCAACGGTAAGAGATAAGCAACGGAAGATCGTATCTACCAGGCCACCTTGCACGCTGGACGAAATGCAGCACTGCGCAATGGGCCACTGCTCGAAGTGAAATCCACCCTCTTTCTTCTCGTCAACGTACATGACAAACCAACCGGACGGCATCAGGTCGATCATGCACTCATAGGCTACGGCATCAAAGTTTGACTGGTGAATGTTAGTGAAAATGGTATGTGCTGCATCATCCAGCCAGCGCGAAGCCTCGTCGTTCTGTTGCTGTGCTGTTGAATTTGAATCCATGCCGAACCAGATTGAGTTTGCAGGCGTAGTCCCGGCAACGATGTTTGATGCAAGTGTCCTGGCTGAATCGGGGGCAGTGTCGTCGAGAATACGGTTCTTGTTGGTCTGATTCTCTTGCGGGGTTGGCTCAGTCGAACCGTTCAGGGCGTAGCCACGCTCGGGGAATGTGTAGTTTGCGCATTCCTGCCAGACAGGTTCATGCAGCTGCCGACTTAGCAGCATATTTCGATGACGGCGTAAAACAGACTGTACGGCTGTGTTTTCCATTAGCTGCCACCGCCGCCAAGCACTGTTGCGTTTGCTGTTTTGTTTGTTGTTTGCTGTGACGCAGAACTTAGGACGGTAGCTGCCTGGTCGCTAGACAATAAACCAGCTTGGGCACGTTTGCGTTTGGCTGCATCGACGAGTGAAGTGTTAGCGCTGGCTGTGGCTGCTGCATCGTCCTTGGCCTTCTGTGCTGCTGCGGCTGCATCAATCTGCGCCTGTGAAGTTGAAGTTTTTCCGGTAGCTTGCGCACTCAATCCACGTAAAATAGATTTAATCTTGCCCATGATCACATCACCTTCACTAAAACGCCGCCGCAATGGGTGAATCCATCCTTGGCGAACAGGTTTTGAAACATCTTGCTAACACGCTCACCCATGCCAGCCGTCGCAGTGCTGAAAATGTGCGAGCAGTCATTCAGCTTGGCGTAGGCAATCGCTGCACACACAAGCGCCCTGGACAATCCACGACCACGTTCTTTCGGTGAAACGTACATTTTTTCGACGTACAGCACAGGACGAACGCACCAGTCTTTGGCAATTGTGCAGAGGATTCCTGCGCTCACGTCATCAGTCACGAACAAAGCAGCTTCTGGGTGGTTCAGGATGGTTTCCAAGTACTCAGCTGCCCCAGCTTCGTCAAACTCCATGCCGTAGCTGGATTCACTGACGAACTTCTCAGCCAGTTTCAGCAATGCTGGAATGTCGTCCACTGTGGCCACCCTGATCACTCGATTGCTCATGCTTGGATTAAATCTTCTTGCCGTTTGGATTTGCGCCAAAGTCAGTCGGCAATACCCATCCCTGCTTGGTAAGTTGCGGCTGCTTGATGGTGTCCGGGTCGATGTCGTCCTGATCAGGCAATTGGTCGGTAGTTGATTTTTTCGAGGATGAAACTTTGTTGACTGGCGCTGCTTCCGGTGCTTCAACACGGGCCAAAAGCATGTTCAGGGCGTCTTTGCTGATGGTTACAGTTTCATTCTGCGCAACGGCTGTTGCAGAATCATCAACGCCAACAGATGCCGCGTCAGGATGGCCCAATACACCGCCTTGCTGCTGGGATGCCTCGTCCAATTGCGAAGCATCCCCAGCCAGTGGCGACGTGGGGTTATCCTGGGTTTGAACTAGTGCCTGGCCTGGGGTTTGAACTGGTTTGCTGTTGCGTCCTGCCATGGTGAAATCTCCTGTGTTTGGTTTGTGTGCTGTTCAAGCTAGATGCGAGTATCGGCTAATCGTCGGGACAGTTTCCTGACCATTTGCAGTGACTTGGCACCAAAGCTGGATTAACCGCGACCCTTCGTCATAGCCAGGTGTGGCGCCTGTTTTCCAGTTCTGAATGCTGCTTTTCGACACACCGACAGCGACTGCAATGGTCTGGTGCGTATAGCCAGAATTGCAAAGGTCGATGATGATGCGAAACCACCAGACGCGGTGATCTGGTGGGATGGTTTGGGGTTTGATGGCAGCTTGTGCGGTCACTGCTGGTCGCTTTCTTCGTGGATTCTAGGCACTTCTTCGAAGCCCTTTTTCATGAAGGTGCACCACAAGCTGATCAAATTCAATCCATCGTAGAATCTAGGTTCTGCGCCATTCTTCCAGTTCTGAATGGATGACTTCGGAACCAATACAAATTCGGAAATTGATTGGTGGGAAAATTCGTTATCGCGTAAATCCTCAATGATCCTCTCCCAGTCGACACGGGATTCATGAAAGACGACAAAGTGGTAATTTATATATAAAACGCGTGTCCCTTCAGGAACAGTTATTCCATCCTGATTTTCACGCTGATACATCACAGCAACGCCCCCTGCGCTGACTGTCTCTGCACCGGCCTGATCACAACAACCACCCGAGCCTCCCCGTCCGGTTCCATGCGTGCGCCACCGTCCGAGAAAATCCACTTGTCGTCCTCAAACGCTATTCCCTGCAGCGCGTCGTAGAGCACCTTGCGGGCGTTGTCCAGGTCGATGCACTGAACGTCATCGTCCCAGCCGTCAGGGTTGCGCTGCATCCGCTTGGCATAGTCCAGTGGGCGCTTCGGGTACAGGTAAATTTCAACATGCACACGGCCAGTGATTGGCTTGCGAATTCCTGCCTGCTTGCACATCCAGCCAACCTGGGACTTGTACGACTTCGCTTCGTCGCTCAGTGTCACGATTGCACGCTTGTGGCCACGAGGGACGAAGCTGCGCCAGTACCTGTTCGCACTCACCGGATAGGGCAAAGTCAGGGTGATTTCGTCCGGCAAACGCGCCTGCGCGCCTGAGGCTGCCTCGCGTGCGTGCGATAGCCCCTCCTGCAAGTAATTCAACCCAGCAAGTGCTAGTGCTTCTGCGGTCATACTGTTTCCCCTCCCCTCGGCTCAATCCCCCGTTTTCTCATGAACTCCAAAACCGAGCCCATGATTTCATCGCCAGTCCGTGCTGGGACGCCGGATTCAGTCACAACGATTTCCTGAAGCCCACGGGTTGCCATGTCAATCAGCGATTTGTTAACCCGCTTGTGCCATGCCCGTGTGTTCTCCCCTGCCATGGGTAGCAGCTCGATTTGTCCGGTTTGCTCAATGCGCTGGATGATCTGCCTGAGTTCAACCGCTTGGCCGTTCAGTGCCTTTCGCAGTGCTGTCACGATGTCAACATGCTCAGGCGCCTGATTCAGCCGCTTTGTCACCTCCTGCCAGTTCGCAGAAGTCACCGCTATGTGCGAATAACACACCCAGCCACCGCCTGCGGAATGTGGCGATACTGAGCCGATCATAGGGCAGCCATGGGCAGCACACATGCCGCCGTGTGACCGCGGCTTGTCATCGTCACCGTCATCGACAGCGGACCAGGTTTTCTTCGTGGATTTTTTTGCAGTTGTCATTTCGAGGCTCTCGCTTTCTGAAACAGCAGGTTCTGGATGAATTTATGCTCCCACTGGTTTTGATCCATGGGCTGATGGGCGTGGGTTAGCCAGTACGTCTTGAACTCTCCCAGCTCCTTGGCGGGTAACTTGTCACCGAACACAAGCCCAGCGACACGGGCCAGGGTTTCGAAGCTTTCGCCCGGCTCCCATTCCGAGTGCATCTTGAATTTCACCGTCAGGGGGTGGACGTTGGCTGGTAGGTTTTCAAAATCGGGGGCTGGTTGATGGGGGTTCGCAGCAACAATCGGAACAATGGTATGTACTTCATCAACAGTATGTTTATTTAATACTGGTGTATGGTGACTGGTGTCTGGTGTCTGGGTAGCCGTGTTGTCACGCGTGACGGGTTCCGTGACAGGTGCGTGACCAGTTTGTGACTTGATGCGTAACAATTCATCCTGTAACGCTTCAGTTGTTGCATTCCATGTCATGTTAACGCCGAGGCTTGAAAGTTCTTCGAACAAGGATTTACGCCGTTCACGGGCACGTTGCTGACGTTCCCTGTCATTTTCTTTCTTCTCTTGCGCCTTCGGTTGCTTGGCATGAAATTTTGCGATTTCTTCATCGCACCGTGAATTTCTCCATCCTTCTTCAGTTTGGAAAAAAAATTCTGACAACACGTCCTCGACAGCTTTTTTTTCTTCTTTTGTGCGTGCGCCTACTAATCTTTGCACCTTAGAAAGTTCTATCGGGAGGGGTTTTTCCTGTGCATAATATTTGCGAATTAAGCGGCTATATGCAGCGTCTTCGACGAATGAAAGATGGGCAGTTGCCTCTGCAAAATCACCTATGTGATGCTCGTAGTAGTTCATCCTCGCACCTCTGTTTTCTGTGTCTCTATACCGTCAATCTCCTCCGCGTAATGCAGCACCACGCAGATCAATATCAAGCAAATCATGGCTATTTTTGGGTAGGTCATCGTTTGCACTTTTCAGCTAATTCAACAAGCCAGGTAGCAAGTTGGGGGGGGGTATGCTCACGTTCAGCTTTTCCTATTTCTGGCCGTGCCCTTGATCTGTCACGACCTGAAAATAATCCGACCGTATGCGTAGCTTCACCCATCACAAACGGCATCCTTGGTATATCTTTAGGTTCGCAGCCGACAACATAAAACCAGGTTTTTTTCTCTGCTCGATGGCCCCACCATTTCTGCGGTGCGGCTAATGTCCAACCGCCATAACTGTCACGCTCACCTGGTTTTGGTAACTTTTGAGAATCCCAAAGCTTTGAACTTTCTGGATGCTCTAGAACACCACCAAATTCGCGCACAAGTGCCACAGCCAAGCGACCTAAATTTCTTTCATCAGGCCTTGGTTTTGCAAATGCTCTAAGCCTTCCCCATGCCCGGCAAGGAGGATGCGCAACAACAGGATAAGGTCCGTCATATGTACGTGCGTCACGCTCCATGTCAAATACTTCAACCCCTGGCAACAATTTATAGTTGCTGTCAGCCCTGGCGAAAAGAACTGCGACAGTCATGCCGCCGTCTTATCCAAAGCCTTGATCAAAGCTGTGATCTTCGGCAAATGCTGTGCGAGTTCAGCCAACGCACGCTTATGCTTCAGCTCGTCATCAGTCAGGAATTTTTCAACCAGGTAGTAAATCGGGTTGTGATCACCAGATGACTTGATATACTTTTCAAGGTCATCAATGGTGAAGTTCCGCGGGTCATTCGGGTTATCCGCGAGTTTGCGTGATAGCTCCGACTGACTTAAATCCATGTCAGCTGCAAGTGATTTCAGGCCGCGCTTAAAGGTGTATGCCCCTTCTCTGACGACGGAAAGGCAGTTGTTGTGTCGCTCAGACAAACCCCCTTCAAAATCAAGCACTAACTGGTTAGTGGAATTAACTGTCATTTCTTTTTCCTGTACTTTCCTGTAGAAAAATCGGCCAAAAAAATATAGTGGCCATCGTTACGCGGCTTTCTTAACGATCAGCTCCGGCCAGATTTCTTTCCAGTCATCCGGGCGCAACATCTGGCGGGTGAATTTCTTGTTTGTGTCCTGCTCAATCTTCACGCAGAGCTTTTCGGGAACAGTGCGGCCGTCACGATAGTTGCAGACTGCCTGGACTGAGATTTCTAGGGCTGAAGCCGTTTTCACGGTGTTGCCATAGTGGTCAATGACCTGTGGAAATGCGCTCATAGGAATGCCTTTTAATTAATAACGCATTCATTCTACATTTGTAGATTTAATATTTCAACAAGTGTATTAAAGAAAATATCAACAATTGTTTAATATCAATTTATGGCAATAGGTAAAAACATCAGGTATCACCGCGAGGAGCGACTTAAATGGACGCTTGAGCAGCTATCAGAACGATCAGGCGTGGATGTCGGCACGATCAGTGCACTTGAAGTGCGCGATAGTTCTAGGTCGAAGTTTTTCAGCAAAATAGCTGAAGCGCTGGGAATGACGACGGCTGATCTTGAAATGGATCCTGAGAAATTCAAGGCTTCAGCAAAGAAAGAATCAGGTTCTTTTACCGTAGCAGGTATGCAGATAAAGCCTATTGAGCAGATTTTGCTTGATAACTATCGGGGGATGAAGCCAGGGCATAGAGAGGCACTCGAGCAAATGGCGAACGCGCTTTACTTGATTGATAACCCACGCGACAAGATTGCTGCTGGGCGTGATACAAATAAAAAAGAAAAAAACGGTATATGAAATTTCTAGCTATTTTTTTGATTTTTTTTACTAATATTTCGATGTCTGCTGAATGGGTGAGAGTTTCATATGATGATAATTCAAACTCATTTGTTGACAAGAATTCGATGAAAATTGAATACAAAGATAATGCTGTAAGCACAGTTGAATTCTGGTTAAAACAAGAATTTAGCAGCCCTCAAACACTAGTCAAAGTAAATGGTAAAAAGGGTTTTATTTACGACCTTGTTTTATCTTACGAAAAAATTTACTGCTTAGATAAAAAGTTTGAACCATTAAGTATTACTTACAAGTTGAAAGGCGAGCCCCTTGCCAGTCATGATTATGAAGGTAAATTCATGCGAATCAGGCCAGATACCACAATGGATTTAATGGCAAATTTTCATTGCGGTGTAATAAATAAAGAACCTGTAAAACCACAAGAACAAAAATCATTAATCCAAACATTCTAATAATGATTTAAAGCTGTTTAATGATTTATAACCCGCCTACATCGGCGGTTTTTTTTCGCTTAAATTTCTACACTTGTATAAATATTTATTCTACGGGTGTTGACATATAAATCTACATGTGTAGAATTGCATTTGTAGATTAATTCAACAAACGAACAGCGAGGGTGAAATGAGCGAAGGAAACAAATACACCGTGACCGTATCAGTCCCCGGTCATAAGGTTGAGAAATTCACTATTCAAGCGGCCCACATTTGCGACGCAATCACCATCGGAATGATGGGTGTCTTTCAAAATCCAGAGAACAGCAAATCAGTTCCAGGCATCCGCGTGACTGCTGAGGCTGTGCTGCATGTGGTGGGGGTGGCAGCATGAACCACGCCACCTCAATCAAATACACAGGCAAAGGATTGGAGCAAGTCGCTCAAGTTGTTTGTTCATGTGGTTACAAGTCACCAGAGGTATTTGCATATGCTGGGCACTACTGGACCAATCAGCACAACTACAGACATAACCATTTAATGCAGGTTAAGCGGGATGCCAAATCATGAACCGCCCTCGCCCATTCAAACCTTTCGACCTGAACGAAGCCATCATTAACCACGTTGATTCCGGTGACCTGATTCTCGACATCCTTGAGGCCCAGCAGGAGTTTGCAAACGACAAGCATGCACTTGGTGTGCGTGTCTCAAACATCATGAATGACTTCGCGGACAAGGTAACCGCAGAGCATGAGGGCCGTCCAGATTTACTGACCAGTGTGTACATGCAAGACAGTATCGACAGATTCAACGCGCTGGGTGACTTCAATCTTAAGCAGGTAAAGGAGTGTTGATTATGGCAGTCATGGATCAATTGACCGTTAAAGAGCGCGTGCAGCTGGCCAACAGAAAACTGCAGTTCTCAAACATGCTTCAGCGGGGCGAAGTTGGCCACGATGGCCGCTTTGGTGACTGGCGCAATGTTGAATCTAAGACCGGGTTCAAGCTTGCGCTGGTTACAGTGATGTCCGCCGGCATCATGGCCTGTGCTTTCTTTTCACTGTTGGTGCTGGGTGGGATTTTTCAATTATGAAACACCTACTCGCCGCAATCATCGTCCTGTCCTGCATGTATCTGGTTATCGACTACTGGCAATCAGGTCAGGCTCTTCTTGCACTCGCAGAGGGTAACCAATGACCAGACCACGTTTAGTGCGTCCAGGATTGGATGCGTACATCAAGCGCTATTACAAGGCTGGGAAGGCTAAAGCGATAGCAGCCAAGTTTGCAGTCACGCCTGAGTATGTCCGCAACAAAGCAAAGCGCATGGGTCTGACTAAGCCGCAGAAGCCACAGGAGCGCAATACAAATAGCCTCCCTGTCGGTTTCAGCGCATCAGACATTATCGGTAACACGGCTGTCGGTGTATTGCTCAAAAAGGGCAATGTGATCCGGCACACTATGAGGTGATAAACATGAACACAGTAACTGAAGAATTCTTGAAAGCTCGCCAGACTGGTATCGGTGGCAGCGACATTGCGACGCTGTTCGGGATCAATCCCTGGAGCACTCGCCTAAAACTGTATTTGCAAAAGCGCGGTGAAATTGAGCCTGACCCTGACAATAGCAAAACTAAAGCTGGTCGCGTCATGGAACAGGTCATCGCTTCCATGGTTGCCGAGCGTGAAAACGTCAAGTTGCGCAAACTGAATCGCACCCTACGCCATCCGAAACATGATTTTTTGATTGCTCACATTGACCGTGATTATGTTGGCCAGTCCAAAGGCCTTGAAATTAAGAACGTATCACCACGTATGGGCTATTTATGGGGCAAGGATGGCCAGCAAGATGCCATTGCGGAATATTACGTCCCACAGCCTCACCATTACATGATGGTGCTTGGTTATCCAGCGTTCAACGTGGCTGCATATTTCGGCGGTGATGACCTTCGCATCTATCCAATGGAACGCGATAAGGAAATGGACGAGCTGATCATTCAGGAGGCTCACGACTTTTGGTACAAAAATGTTCTGGCCGGTGTACCACCTGAGCCAGACTATGACCACCCCAGCACCCTACCTTTATTGCAGCGCATTTACCCTGGTACAAACGGGCAAATTGTTGAAGCGGATGAAATGATCATCCACTGGGCGAAGGTAGCAGAAGATGCCGCAGCCAAAGCCAAAGAGTACGAAAAGGTAGCTGATACCGCAAAAAATCATTTACTTGCTTACATGGGTGACGCGGCTGTCTTGAATTTAGGCGGCGGAAATGTATTCCGGCGCAAATTGATCAAGCGCAAAGGCTTTACCGTGGCAGATACAAGTTACATCGACAGTAGATTTTCAACAATTAAGGAGTAATCAAAAATGAATCAGATAGTGGAAAGTCCTTTTGCAGCACAAGCCGCTGTGCAACAGAAATCAAGCAACGCAATTGCTCAATCAGATCAGCAACGTGCGATTGCAGAAGTGCAAGCAGCAATGATGATTGCTCGCATGAATCCGCGTGATCCTATTGTCGCCATGGATAGAATCCTGAACGCATGTGCTAGACCTTCTTTAGCAGACAGCGCCGTATATACATATTCACGCGGTGGATCAGACGTATCAGGCCCATCAATTAGGCTTGCAGAAGCCATGGCGCAAGCATGGGGAAACCTACAGTTCGGCATTCGCGAACTAGACCAGCGCAACGGTGAATCTACTGTGCAGGCCTTTGCGTGGGATGTAGAAACAAACACTCGCCGCGAGGTGACGTTTCAAGTTCCGCATATTCGATATACGCGTAACGGATCAAAAAAACTAGAGGATCCACGTGATGTTTATGAAATGGTTGCTAACCAAGGCGCACGCCGTTTACGTGCGTGCATTCTGGCAGTTATCCCAGGCGATGTTACTGAAGCAGCCGTCAATCAGTGTGAAACTACAATGAAAACTCAGGCAGATACTTCACAGGAAGCAATGCAAAAAATGGTTGCTGCATTTGAACAGTTTGGCGTAACTAAAGAGCAGATCGAGAAACGCATTCAGCGTCGCTTAGATGCCATTGTCCCGGCGCAAGTCGTATCACTTAAAAAAATCTATGCCAGCCTGCGTGATGGTATGAGCTCTGCCGCAGACTGGTTTGAGTTTGAAGGCGTTCAAACAGAAAGCGTCAATCAATCTCAGTCGCGCACTGAGTCCGTCAAAGACAGGGTGAAGTCACGTCAGCAGCAATCTCAACCTGAACAAACAGAAGCGGCTGCCTCGACTGAAAACCAGCATGTTTACACATATGCCGAAGTTGCCGGACTGATTAATAAAGCATTCACCAAGGCTGAATATGACGAAGCATGCGCCTTGATTAATGCAGTAATTGATGCAGAACAGCGCCAAGAGTTGCAAGACATCGCCATGGCTCGAGCAGACGAATTTGCAGGCCAGTAATTAATCACCTCACCACCACAGGAGACCATCAGCATGTTCAGTTTAGAAAAACAGCAATGCAAGTTAGACAACGTCAATCCGCGTGCCGAAATTCACGGACCGGACAAGGTATTAGCCGTTGACTTAAAAATCTCATTCAAAGCATCGAATGACATCCTGTCCGAGTTCGACCCACTTCTGAAGTCAGCGTTTTACACCAAGAGCGAGGCCGCCCAGGGTGAACTGATCGACGATGTGAACTACCTTCCAACGCTTAAATTCCCGCTGCTGCACGCACTGAAATGGGAAAAAGAATACGCAGGCTATGAGCTCATTGTTCACCTGGGCCTCGGAGGTAAGAACTCAGACGTTGAAATGATTGAGTGACAGGTCGATAACTTCAAGTTTGACTTGCAGGACGGTGGCAGCGTCATCACTTCATTCCGTGTCATTTCGCACCCTAAAGAATCTGAGCTGGGCAAGCTGTGCTCACTGATTCAGCAAGAAATCGAAGTAACACTGTTGCCGCCTGATGAATCAGAACAGTTGCTGGCCGCATAAAGAACAACGCCCACGGGAATGACTAGCCCATACGCGAACGCTCCCAAGTGTAACCCAAAGCACAGAACGCAGTCCTTCCCGGCGTGGTTTCCATGGCGAATTCTGTGCAAGGAGCATTTATTAACCGCGCATAGGCGCAAGAAAGGATGAATGATGGGTTTAGATATTGAAGCTCTTGGGTTTACTCAGGAGGAGTTGCAAGAGCGTGTTATTGACCGTATTTGCGAAACACTGCTTAGCAGCATTGCTTATGACCATGACTCTGATTCTGAATGGCCTATTGAAAGCAAATTTCAGAATGCTATCAAGAAACATGTTGAAAATAAGGTTCAAGAAACAATTAATAAACTGGCCGAAAAACATGTGTTGCCAAATGTAGCTCAGTACATTGAAAACATGACATTGACTAAAACTAATCAATGGGGAGAAAAAGTAGGAGCCAGCAAAACATTCATTGAGTATTTAACCGATCAAGCTCAAGAATACATGAATGAAAAAGTTGATTTCCAAGGCAAGACAAAACAAGAACAAGGTGGCTATTCATTCAATGGCACACAAACAAGATTAACTCACTTGGTTAATAGCCATCTTCATTACAGCATTGAATCTGCAATGAAAGAAGCGCTTTCTATTGCTAATAGCTCAATTGCAACAGGAATCCAAGAAACGGTTAAGGTTAAATTGGCTGATATTTCTAAAGCACTAAAAGTGAGTGTTACAACAAAATAACCTCCCCCGCGCTGGCCGGATGCCAGCATTCACACGAAAGAGGGGGCCGCAGCAAAAAGGACTTCCCGAGACAGATGCAATACCGAACGTGCCGAGAGGGTCTGTCGCAAAGGGTGTATTCCTCTTTTTTCGTGTGAGTAAGTAGGCTAGGTAAAAACGTTTAATAAAGAGCTGGATACCAAGTAGTTAAGGCAGAACGCTACGGTAAGCTGAACCTTGTTGCAGAACAGGGCTAATGCCAGCGTCCGATGATGCAAGAAAGCTCACATGACACCTCGGAAAGACGAGGGCTTATATGGGTGGGTATTGGAAACTATCGCATAGGGATGGCGATTAAGCACTCGGTAGAGTTAATAAATCCGCCAGCACCCACCACATATGCGTACAAATTAATCGGAGCATGAGATGACTACACGGGAAGATTGCATGAGCGAAATGCAAAAACAGTTTGAGCAGTTTTGTATAAATCTTGGTCAAGGCCTCGATTTGCGTAATACAAGCTGCGGTTTTGAAATGTACACAAATAACTACACACAAAAAGCGTGGAGAGCATGGCAAGCCTGCGCCGCCCACTACGAAGCCGAGCAATCCAAAGATTACGCAGAATGGATTGACGAGCGTAACACATTGCTTGCGCTGATTGCGGAGAAGGATGCGGCTTTAGAGACTGTAAAAAACAGTGGACTATTAAATGGGTCATTCACACTACATGACGAAATTTATGATGTTGTCTATGAAGCCCTATCCCTAACCCATGACAGCGTGAGACTGGTCAAAGTCGAAAGTTATGACGACATGGTTTGTGGTGACGGCCCAATATACACCATAGTGAAAGGGGAGTGATATGGAAGACCCAATTTATAGCTGCCCAAACTGCGGAAGCAAAGAAGTAACGGCAGAACACGTGCAAATGTTCATGGTCAACTCTGGCGAACATTACTGCCATAGCGTTAAAACGCATGATGCTGACTCCCCATCTACTTGCCTTGATTGCGATTGGGAAGGGGTAAGAGCTTCACTTGTGGAGGCCACATCATGACCTACACCGAAGAAGCAAAGCAAGCACTGTCACGGAAGGTGGCGCGTAAGTTTGATATAGACGCATGCGTTCAGACTGCGGTGTTTGTTGGCGAGCCTGAGACTTTATGGCTCCACGACGACTGGCACATCCTGATGGAGCTGTGCGTGAAGCATGGGGTTAATGCAGTACACGGGAACATGGAGACTGGCGACTATCCTTTCACGGATGTAGAAGCCTTTAAGTTTCACCCTGACGGTGTGAGCGTAGTAGTTAATTATGCCGATTGCAACAACGACCCCAGCCTAGCCGAACGCATAGCCAGGTTGCTGGCGCTGGGGGAGATTTAATTATGGAAAGATATTGGGGCTATATCAGTGTATTTAATAAGCCTGCAAAGTTGTCAATCATGACTAACTATCCATACGTAGAGCAGCTTATAGACTTGGCTTGCTTCCAATGTTTGGAGTGCGACCATTGCATAACTAAGGAATTACCATGACTTGCGCTTGCAAAAAAAATAACTGGGTTCGGTTCACTTCGCCAAATGACAATTGGCCTCACTGTGTTGCAGAGCATCATCCAGATTGTCCAGAATCAGACTGGCGTGAATATACAAAATTGTCATGTAGTGACGGCGGCAGTTTTATTTGCGAGCCCAAAGACGCTGCCGACATTATCAATGATCAGATTGATGGCGATGTTGGATATCAATCTGAAATAGTGAGGATGCCTCGCGATGTATTTGAAAAACTTCCAGAATTTGATGGATTTTAAGGACTAACCATGACAAAAACACATATTAAGCTGGTGAGTGAAGCGGATATTGAAGCGCTCATAGAAGAACGCGGATTCCCTTATCAGGTTGAAGATGGCGAAATAGAAGCTGTTTCTTACGGAGATTTGCTTCACATGTTCAACTCTCTCGCATCCGCGCCAGAAGTTGGCGAGGCGGTGGCAGATAAAGTCGAGCGCAATTATATATATGAAGACGGCGAAGAACCTGGATACGACAAGGAGCCAGCAATCATATTAGCTCTAAGGAACACGGAGCTACAAAAGCGTGTTGAGCAGTTGGAGGATTTGCTTTCAAGCGCCTACAACATCGCGAACAGAGACGGAAAGGACACGCATTGGTTCAGGTTTGCGGCTCAATTACATGTGCATGGCATTTCGCCTGTTACAGCCAAGACTTTCAAAATATTGCCCAGCGATGAAGGTTATCAGCCAGACCGCACCGCCGAGCAAGATGATTGCGAGCCCGTCTTCTGGACGCAACTGACACCATCTGGAAAGGTTGCCTATTTCTATGGCAAGCCAATGTACAGCACTGAGCGCAATGAGATTCACACAGTGCCACTGTACGCACGTAAACCAACTGACCGCACCGCACAGATTGAGGCGCAGCTGGCTGAACGCGATGAAGAAATCGAACGCCTGCAATCATACGAGCAAGGTTTGAATGAAGTAATCGCGTGGATGAAAGAGCGTGGACTTTATCATGACGCTGATTACTTTGGAGAGGGTGCAGATTTTGCGGCAATACTAACCGAACATGAACAACAAGTTAGCGCATTCGTTGAGAGACAGTTTAAGGCTGACAAAGCAAAGTTGTTGGATGCTATTCAGCGCAATCAATTTGCACTGATTGTATTAAAAACTATGTGCGATGTGGCAGGTTTAAAGGCTGGTCAGGAAAAGGCTTATGAAATGTTTGAGGATAACAACAAGTTGCTCGCAGAAATGGAGGCAAAGGGATGAGTGAACAATACTACATACACCGCAAAGGAACCTTTGTCGGAAACGCCCCATCGTGGTGGGCTAAAGGTGGCAACGGTTACACTTCATACATTTTAGGCGCAGAAAGATTCAGCCTTGAGGATGCTTTAAAATTAGTTACCAACGGCAACAAGTACGCGATGTACAAATGCGCTGATGTTGATGCAAGACTGCACCTAGTATATGACGTTCAGGACGACAAGCGGCTTGGTACTGACGAGCCTTGCGGATGGAAGTCAGGCTACGCAACAGCTCCAAGCGAAACCGCCCGCCTACGCCAACAACTTGATATTGCAGTGGTGGTGTTGAATAAGATAAGCCAGCCAACGCAGACAGAAAACCTTTTGTGGTGGCAGAATGATTCTCGGCAAGCCCTCGCACAGATACGTGAATTGGAGAAGTGAAGATGAGTAATGTAATCCAGTTTCCAAAAGGAAATATAAAATATGCAACAGATGAACAATTGCGCAAAGAGTGGGATATTTGGGCAGAAATTGATGGCGAAGAATGTTCAAGTGTTGAATTTCACTATGAACAGATACACGCCGAGTTAAATAGACGCGGCCTCGGAAGATACTGCGCTGTATAAGGAACCATCATGCTAAATCACATAGAACTGGCGAAAGAGTGTTGCGACTATGAAACTTACGATGAAATATTTGAGTTCACTCACGACCAACTCGCCGCCTTCGCAAACGCTATTGTAGAGGAGTGCGCGAAGGTGGCAGACGATGCTGATCTGGTGATAACTGCGGAAAATATCCGCGCGCTGAAAGTGAAAGGCTAATATGGAAATCAAAGACATCATTCAACTGTTTAAAGACACTCACCCGCGACCAACACAGGTGAACATCACTCAGGCTGCGGAAATGCTCGGGAAGTCTGCGCCAACAGTTCGCAAGTACATCATGGAGGGTAAGATCAAGCTCAATGATGCTGGGCTGATTCCGATTGCAGAGATCGACAAATTTGCGTTTGCGAAGGCTGCGTGATGGAATCAATAATCAAACCAAAAGAGCCTATTGGTAATGGCTGGAAAAAGCTGGATTATAGAATGCCGCAAGATATGGGCTATCCATACCAGTATTGGGGTCATATCAATGGATTGCTGTGCATTTCAGCCGTAGAGGTTGCCAATGAGCCAGGCGAGCCAGAATTGGGCCCTGAATATCACTTGTCTATCAGCATGAATGGCCAGCGGTGTTCGTCTTCTGAAGCGGCATTCGCTCTGCATGCCTTTGGGCTGGAAGATGCCAAGGAAGATAACCACGTACCAAGTGGAAAGGTTCGAAATTACTGGCGCCCGGTAGCTGACAATCTGAGCGGTTACGAATGCCCTTGCAAAGATAATGAACCGGCCATGGTTGAAGATAAGGGCGACTTTATTTGGCGCGGCATTACATCCTAACCCAGCATCTTAGAAATATCGCTCGCTTTCGGGTTATAGTACGTTAAAGCCATAGTTGTGTTCTTCCAGCCGAATATCTTGCACAGCGTCAGCACATCCACCTTTCTACTTATCCACGTTGCAGCCGTGTGCCTGGTGTCATGAAACGTCACCCCTTCGATGCCTGCCCTATCCCGGGCTTTTCTGAATAGCGCATCAACTGTCTGCGACTTCACGCCGAACACCAGTTCCTTATCAAAGCCCTTCATGCGCTCAATCAGCTTGATGGCTTTGGTCGATAGTGGCACATCACGCGGCACAGTCTTTGTCACCGGCAGGATGCAATAATCAGCCTTTACCCTATCCCATGTCAGACCTGTGATCTCACCGGCGCGCATACCAGTGCGCAGTGCAGTCAGAAAACACATAGCCACAGCCTGCGATACGCTTTTAATGGTCTGCCCTGGGTGATAGTCCAGCTGCTTCAAGATTGCTTTAATTTGTGCGCGTGTGTACGTGACAGTGCGGTGATCTGGCTCTCTCGGCTTCCGCACATCACGCACTGGATTGGCCTCGATGTACTTCCATTCACGCTTGGCACGCTCAAGGATTGCAGACAATAGGCCGAAGTCTCGGAGTATTGTGCCCGCAGATACATACTTGTGGCGCTCGTCACGCCATTTTCCTAGGTCGTCAGGCGTCAATGTATGGACAGGCTTACTAATCGGCAGGGTGGACTGCAAAAAGGCCTGTATGCGGATAAATTCCCAATGCTTCCCGCGCTTGGTTGGTGTGACTTCATCGCGGTATCGTTCAAGCACATACTTTAATGTGACAGACTGGCGCTTTTCTTCGTCAGACTTCGACATCTCGCGCAGAATTTCAGCCTCCCAAATCTCACCCTCACGCTTCGTTTTAGTGACTTTGGTTTTCTGCTTGTAGTTGTGGGTTGCTATCGTTCGCCACTTTTTGCCATGGGGATAGGTCGGCATGTAAGAAAAGGTGTCAGAATTGTGTAAGACTGAACTTTATGTTTTTTTCAGTTGGATTGCAATTCACAAAAAAGAAACCGCCCGAAGGCGGCTTTTTTATTGAATATTTCAAACTATTATAAATACTCAAAAAGTTACTGGTGCCGGGAGCCGGACATTATGATCAAGCATTTAAGCTGCTTTCAATGGAATGTGTAAGAATTATGCAAGACCATTTTGTTAACATCAATAAATTGGTGCGGATTAGGTTCCTGAATTACCTTACTTTTTCGTACGATCTTTCGCAGGCTGTTCCGGCGCTTCCTGCGTTGTCAGCATATTCAGCAATTGTGTCCGTAGCTTCATCAAGCCTTCGCTGCACGTAGTCGAACAGATCGATGGCCGGGCCGGTTGCTTCGCTTCGGTTGGTAGTGGTGGCAACTTCTGGCGCGGCTGTGCATCTACGGGCGCGTGCAAGCTCTTCGCGGAGCAACTTGCCAGTACGAGCATTATTAGCAGCATCAGCACTCGCTTTATCACGTTGTTTCTTTGCATTGTCAGCTTCCTCCTGTAGTGCCTCTGTTTGTTTTGCGTAAATGGCCAGGCTATCTTTGGCGGCATCGGCGGCCGTCTTGTATTGCAGAGTCCACTCTTTTTCATTCTTGGCTATGGTTTCAGCGTGGGTTTGTTTTTCGTTGGCCAGGCGCACGGTCTGAACCCCTACACCGGATAGCGCAATAAGCAAGGCTATGATTAACCCATAAGTTAACTTTGATAGTCCAGGCATAAATCCCTTTCAGCTAGGCGGCGTTTGGTTAAGCCCGGCAATGTGACGTAATACCCTGCGACCTTCGCCTTATCCCAGCGCGGCAACTGGTTACAGGCGCCAACGTATTGCTTGGCAGCCAGATATCGCGCAGCAGTTGATTGCTTGGTGTTACAGGCGATGGTCGGGCCCATGTTGAAAACAGCGTCACCGAATGCGGCCAGAACCTTTACTGGTAGGCCTGGCTGACATCTATCGACCAGATCAATGGCTTTCCCCATGTCGTCATTGATGCGCGTCTCGCATTCGTCCAAGGAGTAATACTTGCCTTTGATGACGTTGCCGGTGGATCCCCAGCAAACAGTTAGAACACCTGGCGGGTCATAATACCCATAGTGATAAAGGCCCTCGGCAGGCTTGGCGAGTAAGACGGCAGCAATAAGCGCAGCCTGCTTGCGGTTCATTTACCTATCACCTCACGGGCGGCGGCCCATACAGCCAGGCATGCAACGATGATACCGGCAGTCCATTTGATGAAGTTACCTAGCCAGTACGCAACACGGAACCCGCCTTTAGCTGTTTTTAGCAATTCAAGCAATTCGTCGGTGCTGGATTTGATTTCTTTTGTGATAGTGGTATTTTCTTCCACATCATTTTTCAACCGGACAAAGTCTTTTTCCAGTGCGGATAATCTTGCGTGTGCGTCTTGATCCAATTAAATCCCCTTTATTGTGTAGCGCCAAAAATAAACATCTGATCAAGCTCTGCATCCGATATGCCTAGGCCTTGAGCCAGTGCTAGCAATGTCTGGTTATCGCGCTGCCAGTCGTTGCGGCGGTAGAAATTGACTTCTGCCTTGAGTTTTTCAACCGGATCAGGAATTGCATTGATAAAATCAACGGCGGCTTGATATTTACCGAATTCGATTAAGGCAAGCTGCCCTTGAGCCGTGGATATTGATTGAGGTACTAAATTTATTTGTTGATTGCTTGCTATGGATTCAAGCTCATCATCGGTATATGGACGAGATGTAACTTCACCACTCTCCAAATTAATTTCAGTCACATTCATTTTCTAAAACTCCCAAGATATGTTTACAGTGCCACCGTCAAAAAGGTCAGTACCGTTAACTGTTGTCAACCTTAATCGGTCAACGACACCCGAAAGGGATACGCCTCCTCCTACGTTATTACCTTCACCAGGCCTTCTATAAAAATTACCTTGAGCATCCCATCTATTCCCTGCTTCATTAGTCAATGTTAGCGAGCCAAAAAAGGTAAAAATAGCTGCATTTGTTTCTGATATTCCGAATCCAGAGCCCAGCGATGCTGCTGCAACAGTTGTTCCACTAAACCCTAATGCAGTGGATGAGTACCCAGATGTGGTGAATGTTGTACTGCCGAGCTGAACCTGAATTATTGAAGTTCCAATGGTACTGACGCCATTCATTGAAATGACAATGCGCTTAACGCCTGCTGGAATGCCTGTAAAATCGTAAGCAGCGGCACCGTTTGTTGTTATTCCTACAGCTTGTTTTATTAAAGCTTTTCCGTTTACCCAATCGCTTGATACAGGGCTTGAATCATTATCCGCTAGCGTTGGGTCGCTGGTTGCAGTAGTGACTGAAGTTACAGCAACATATAAGGTGTCAAAATACGTTTTTAATGTTGCTTTTAAATTGGCCCAGGTAAGTTTTTTTAATCCAAACGATGCCGCGCTATCAATAAGCGGAAATTCATCTGCATCAACAGGAGTTGTTTTGCTTGAGGCTGCGTGTGTTGGGGCTGCCACTGGAGAAATACTGGCTGCAAGTGCTGCGGCCTCTGCTTCATCCTTACTTGTATCTGCTGCGCTTGCGCTTGATTCTGCTGCTGCTGCTGCTGCCAATGCTGCGGTTACGGCGTTATCTACTTCAGGGATTAATTCACTACCAGCCTTTAACGCCACGTTTCCTAAAAAATCAAACGTGATCACTTTGTTTGCTCGGTCTGCGGTGTCTTCCGTTATTTCTTGTCCGACAATCACATCCACCGGCAATTTAATTGCCCGTGTAATTGATTGATTGATGTACTGCATAGCAAGCCATAGTCGGTCAAAATCACCATTAACTGTTGGCGCCAGGAAATCACCAAACTGTTGATAGTCAATCACCCTTGATAGAACTGGATTTAAAAAGCGGATTACCTTTAAGCCGTTTGCCGGGGCCACATCAAAAATGACATCGCCGCCTTCATCCTCTCCAATTCCTGTGACTGAGTAGCCAGTCGTAATGAGTACACCGTCGACTGTGACGGACAAGTCATCCTCATTTAGCACTTTAAACGTGTAAGGGAAAGTGGTTGTAACACCGTTGGCTATGCTTGACGAGACTGGGATCTGTACTGGAACTGTCATGATTTTTCACCCGCTTGAATATGGGTGAAAGTTTGCGATAGATGTGCGGTCAGTTTCCTGACTTATCGTTCTAGCTCTACCTCAAAGGTGCCGGAGTTTGGGCGCCAGTCGTGGCGTGTGTGGTTTGTTTCTGGCAGGTCTGATATTTTCAGGTTGATGCGTTCGGGGGTATCCGTCACGGCACCGGCTGCAACGTCGATATAATCGTCCTTCTGATTTTTGTTTTCAGGGTTAAAGTCTTTCATTTGATCCCACAATTCACCATCAATCACAGACGTGTGAGCCCATAGCATATTGGATGAAAGCGGGTCTTCAAGTGATTCAAGGATGCGCATGCCCTTGTTCTGAACGGCGGGTTCTTCAGAAACGCCGCAGATCAATTTGCGCTGCTTGAGACAACCTTTTAAGACTGAAGCCCCAAACCCGCCGATGCCGTTAGTTTCAATCGTGATGCGTGACAAGTGAAATTCTTTGATGACATCACAAATCTGGTACACCTGACCACCGATAATATTGCGGCCATCCTCAGTAAATTCTGCGACTTCCCCCTCAAGGCTGATAATTCTGTGTAGATAGCGCCGGCCGTATTCATCCTGAAACACCAGGCCAAGCGTTGAATCATCACTATTAAGTTTTGCGGATGCTGGATCCCAGCGAAGTGCTGCTCCGACAATACGGGCATTACCAAGCCATAATGATGAAACTTTGTTGGCAACCCTGATTTGTGGCTCTACTTCATACGGGATCAGCTTTTCAGGGTCTAGGCGTATCTCTGAAATCGGTTTGGCTTCAAGCATATATTGAGAATCCCAATAATTGAGCGTTCTTGTCTTTTTGCGACGCTTGATAATGTCCTCGCGTGTAAAGCGTTCAGGCCATGCACAGTTTGAATAAATGTCGATCACTACCCCGGGCGGTTTATCAAAAACGACATAACCAGATTCGATGCGATAGTCGAGCCCTTCCTTGAGCAGCTTTGCACCCTTATAGATGCCAGTGAACACATACAGGCCATCGTCACCAATCTTGAATGGTATTTTGTAGCGGGTGATTTTGGCTGTTTTTTCGTAGCGGACAAAGGATTCAAACAGCGGTATTTTCAAGCAGGCCGCGCCACCCGCAATCTGTTCTGTGTAGATTGAATCGTGTGTGTGAGGCGTGCCGATAAAAGTCTCGCGACCACCTGGAACCAGAATGAACGTCGATTCCTGAATTTTGTTTCTTAGTGATTCCCGCGCTTCTGCGTTTTTAATGTTCTTCGGGACTTCCACGTCATCATAGTCAATGTCTTTGGCACGGGCAGAAGTTACGTTTTGATTGACTCCAGTGGCCGTCATGCTGGCGTTACGGGCATCATTTGAACCTGTCACCCAAAACATCTGTGCGCCAGGCTTAGTCGGTAACATGCCGCCGCATAGCGGGTGCCTGCGTAATACGTTGATAGTGTCCCGAGTGAGTTTCTTTGCTAGTGGGCCATCAGCCGCCCAAATCAGGGAAATCCATGTCCCATCGTTGTAAAGCTGCCAGGCTTTATATACCGCGTAAATAGTGGATTTTGCTGCCCCCCTGAATACCATGAGGACGCGCACAGGGTCATTGCAGTTTTGAAGCCATAGGCATATACGGATATGCAGCTTGGGGACAGTCCACCCCATCACACTTGCCCACATTAGAAAGAAGGCAACGAATGTGATTTTGCGTTTAACTTCTGCCATGGACGCGCTTGTCGAAATTCTCTTTGCCGGTATTGTCTTGAATGTCTTTGATTGCAGCGGCGGCCATCTTTTCAAACTTGCTGATCTCGTTATCCAGGCTGACATCAGTCTCGCCGTTTTCATCCGGCACAAACTCAGGATCAATAGGTAATGAACCGCGCTGCACAATACCGACAAAGCTGGAAATGCGCTGCATCAATGTCATGGTGGCCACCGCGTTTTTCTTCATCCAATAGCGGTCACCCCTGATTTTTGCGTCCTGCATGTCAATGGACTGATTTGCCCCCGGCCAGTTGGCTGGATTGGCTTCATTAATAAAAACATCAGCCAGTGATTCAGTCAGGCTTTGTATTCTCTCGAATTGATCTTGGCGCATCGTTTAACCTCCTATCGCTTGCTCAAAATCCGGCGCCCGGTCCGGTGCCATTTCGCCAGGTTGCCAGTAGTAATCTTGCCCCCAATCCTTCATAGCCCGGCCACGCATCCGTCCAAGGTAGCCAGGGTTTAACGCCTCCTGTGCATTATGCAAGAACCAATGTTCCCACGCGCCACGGAATTGCCACAGGCCAACATATGGAAGCTGTGAGTTTGTCCAGCGTAGCCACTCGCTGCCTGCGTTTGTTTCCTTGTCCTTCGCGGCCTGCCATGCATTCGTGACAACCAGGTCACCTACAAGACCAGCAGCGGCCCCAGCAGATGGCCCTAGCACTGCGCCAAAAGCCTGTTCAGCATTTGATCCGCGCTGCTCTGTCGGGTCTTTGAATAGCAGATCACCCAGGTAACCCATGCCGCCGCCCTGAGTTAGTGCGCGCGTCCAGAACTTAGGTTCTGTCATGTCGTAAGGGTCTTTACCCTGCACCAGTGCTTTATTCTGCAATACCACAGCGCCCAGCATCATCAGTGAGACATTCAGCCCGGCCATGACTGCCATTTTATTGATGGCCGCTTTTGTTGGTGTATCCGCACCGAAACCAGCGGGTGCACCTTCCAGCCCTTGCGGGGTGTCAAATATGCGTGTCCAGTGGCGGGTAATCATAGCGGTAGGGAATGACTTGAACTGCATGAATGAGCGCATGGCCTCGCCTGAGATAGTACCGGCAGGCATTCCGCCACCAGTGACGATTGCACGGGTTGCCAGATCAGGGTTAACAACTGCGAACTGTGATTCATCCGACACGAAAGCCATCCACTTGGTGGCGGCCTGTTCAGCGCCTTCTGCACCTGTGCTGACAATGCTTTCACGTGTAAGGTATTGCGCTCCGTCGCGCTCTGTTGTCTTGGCATTTGTGATGATCTCCCAATCCGCTTGCGTGATGCCCTTCTGTTGCATCAGGTATCGATCCCATTCAGACAACCGGCCCCAGCTAGTGCCGACCTTTTTAGCAAAGCCTTGCATCATGGTTGCTGAGAATGCAGAACGTAGGCCGTCCGTCCATGCATTCATGAATGACAGCTTCATCACACTGTTGGCCACACGTCCGGTCAGGCTGTGTGTCATGTTGTCACCAGTCCAGCGGTTCAAGGTATTGGTCAGACTGTCAGCAATGATACCGTGTGCCTGCAAGAACTCGCGGTGATCTTTGGAAAAGTTCTTGCGCAGGTTATTCAGCATGTCGAAATATGGCAGGCGGTTAAAGTGCAGCGTCGCACCGATAGTGCCGATATCAGTCAAGGATGAAAGCACGGCACCGCCCAGCTTGGCCGCAGTCTGCACATTGCGTACGTCCTGGAATGCTTTTGCGATAGTTGCGTTTTCTGGTGAGGTAGTCTTGCCGGTGAGTAGTGACCAATATGCGCTTGGCTTGTTGCCGAGATAGCGATTTTTCATTGTGCCAATTCCGTCAGCACGTTCCGCAAT